GAATGCCATAGTCAATACCGGGATTATTTGTTGGGTCTGTATCTGGGTGAGAGCCTGTCGGAGAACCTAGCCCACGGCTTCTGCCGGGAGATGAATCCCATCCGCGCATAGCATCCCGGTTAGCATCTGCTTCTGCGGAAGAACTATGGTCGGTGCTTGCGCCAAATCCTCCTTGAGAATCTAGTTGCCCACTAGAGCCTTCTATCCCAGTACTGACTCCGGGGTTGTTGGCATCTGCGGGGTTTCCCCCACCTTGGTTTCCGCTTCCATGCCCCGACCCCATACCGGAGCCTTGGCCTCCTCCCGGTGCGCCATGTTCTGCATCAGGCATGACTTACGCCTTGTTCATTACCTTCCGAACCGTTGTCGGCCACGTCCATGACATATAGACAGAGCCATTCATCGGTTGCGGATAGACCACGCCAGATTCCCATTCATCGCCTTCGACATGGTGAGCCTCTTTCGGCTGATCCCAGCCCATGCGACAAGAGATAGATGAATCGCTTGTTTCGGCTTTCGATTCAAAGCCAACTTTGTATTTGATTTTGTCCATGTTTTTCCTAAAAGAAAAAAGGGGGGCTAATGCCCCCCTTCTCTCGTTGCGGTTAACGCTTTGGGTCTAACGTAGTCCCTTGCGGGGCTTTGCTAGAAGTACCGACTCCCATCGGGCGCTGGTTCTTGCCAGTGGAGGCAAGACCCAGTTCCTTTAGGGAAGAGGTGATCTTCTGCTGATCCGAAAGACCTGACTTTACGCCTACTCCTTGAGTTGACTGTGCCATAACGTACCCCCTAAGCCGCCGAATCCCACATAATTACGCGGGCTTCAGATGCAGTAGAGTGAACGAGGCCAGCGCCTCCCAAGTAGTACCAAGCGATGCCACGGCTTCGACCGAAGTCGGTCGGAATTTTTCCTCGAATTTCTTCGGGGATAGCAACCGCTTCAGCAACCGTATCGGAGCCAAAGAAAATTGCCCAGTCCGACTTGGCATTCGTCCATGTGCTAGCGGCAGTACCCATACCAGCGGCGGCTCCGCCCTTGGCACGATAGGTCTGCTCGACAAAACGGACTCCCTCATAACGACCAGTTTCACCATTGCGGATCATCTGGAACCCGGATTCGACGTACTGATTTATCGACTCCAAGTCGTTTTTGAGAGCGCGGAACGTGGTAGGCCACGCGAGGCAGAAATAGTCATCGCCTTCGTAGGAAGGAATATTACGCTCCTTAGCCAAATCTACGATTGCTTTGACGTGATCCTTACCAAGAGCGACATTGTTCGTCAGCGTGGCAGTGCCGTTTGTGGTCAGAGTGACCGCATCGGTTGCCGTACCCGCAGTCGGAACAACACGCAAAGGTGTGGTGTCGATCTGGTCTGCAACCAAACCGTCAAGCACCTGTGCCGCGTCGATCTTGAGGACTTTGTGGATGATTTCCTTCACAGGATGCTCAGACAAATCATCCAGTTTGGAGGTGAAAGGAATGCTGTTCCCATATTCCGTTACGGACATGGTTCCCTGCGTGATTGTGAAATTCGTTTCAGCAATCGCAGTGCCTTCGGTAAGTGCCGCACCTCCGGTAGCAACAGTGGAGTACACGTTCCAGTGGAAAGTGTCGCCCTTGTTAAGACCTTGGTGTGACGCATCTTTAACATCTGCGAACTGACGGAATTTAACAATCGGACGCAAAGACATACGCAATTCCTTGGAGAGATTAAGGGAGTACATATACCCACCGAGGGTATTGGTTCCCCAAACTTGTCCAGCCATTGTTTATGTACCTTTGGTCAAAAGTTAAAAGAAGAGATCAGGCGGGTTGATTCCTGCCCTGTCTCATTTCCGAGATGATGTCGGAGTAGGTCAGTTCCACCTCGTCTTCGCCAATAGAGGCTCTGACGTTTTTGGGAGTGACTTCCTCCATGTCCTGCTTTCTTTCTTGACGAACTTCTTCAACAGGGTTTCCGCCCATTTTCTCCTCATCTTGTTTTATCCACTCGCGGGCAAATTCGCCGCACTCATGCATAATGTCCCAAGGATCGCGGGTAGGATTTTCTTGATAAAGTTCAGCAGAACGTCGGTCAGCGACAGCAAGACGATAACTGTCTTCAGCAATGTCGGGAAATTCCGTTTGGAACATATCGACGGCTTGCTTTCGACGGAGTTCATATCCGCGTTCTCTGGCCTGTTTCTCCTCTTCCCGCATCTCTGCCTTAGTCCGCTCAATGATGCTATTAACATCAACTTGCGGAGACTGAGATTCGTTAGCGCGAATCTTTTTTAACAAAGAACTTGCTTTAGATTCATCGCCTTGAAAGAGGGCATCGTGGTATTGCTCGTAAAGAGCATCAGTCGCGTCCGAAGATGGCGATTGTTCATTGCCAGCGTCCGAAGATGGCTGGCGGGTTTGCGCTTCTAGGTCTGACCTATAAGCGTTCAGTCTGGCCTCATACTGCTCCAACTCTCGTTGGCGCTCTGCGGCCTCTTGAAGTCTTTTGTCTGCGGAGGAGTTTTTCTGGTACTGCGCGAGAACTTCATCCCACTCCACGTCAACAGCCTCGCCGTTGACTTTAGCGGTTGCGTACCAAGACTCCCCTTTTTTGACTAATGGAACACTTGCACCAAGCAACTGTTCATCAAATACTTCTTCTTCCTCCGAAAAGGTTCCTTCTGTTTCGTGATCTTCGTGAACCTTCTCAGCAATTCTTTCGATTTCTGATTGTTGTCTGGTAAGACTTTCTTCTTCTTGAACTTCCGAGTCCACGTCCTTTTGGATAGCGTCCATGCTTACTCCTGTAACTCACTAAGAGTTTCATCTGCGTGTTTTGCTTGGTTAATAGCCTCATCAAGCCATGACATGACTATCTGCGGCAACCTAGCGCGAAATTGAAGTTCCCTGATGGCATCCTCGTCGCACGGTTCTACATTTATCCACGCTTCAAAGGCTTCTTCTTTTGCCTTGAGCGCTCGGCCTGCAATGAATCGTCCAACAGGAGACTTCAAAAATTCTTTTGTCTGGGAGCCAAGTCGAGACTCCGCAATCAACAACTCAGTTTCATCCATTTGTTATTCTTATCCTTCTGCGCCGGGAACTTTTCCGTACTGATCGTTCATCAGAACGTCAGACATTTGTTTTCCGTCGTCATTCCCCGGGGAAACACCAATAGAGGCATCTTCTTCAAGTAGCATTTTGTGAACCAACGCTTCTTTCTGGAGAATCAACTCGCCCCTTGCAATGTCATTCTTTTCTGCCTTGATTCGGGCCTCGATCATTCCAAGTTGCTGTTTCATGTAGTCAGCGTTTTCTCTGGCGTCGGTAGCAATCTGGGTGGACATGATGTCGCCCATCGCCTTCTCTTTTGCGGCCTGAACATCGGACTGACCTTTGATCTGAGCAGATAGGATTCTGGCCTCGGCATCAATCTGCTTCGCCGCGCCCTGATCCATCAGTTGCTGTACGGCTCCGGTAAGTTCTTCAATCTGACCAGAGATCATGTCAATGCGCGTCTGCTCTTCCTCGGCAACGAATCGTTTGCCGTCCTTGTAACCAAGAGCGCCAAATACTTCTTTGGTTATCTCACCTTGGTTAAGGAAGTTGATCAGGTCGGGATTGATTTCCCCCATTGTCCTGATTCCCAAAAGAAGCCTTTCGATCTTCTTAACTGGGTCAGTAGCGCCTGTGCCGACATTCACGCCAACAGTCATTTCATGGCGCAAAAGATCATCCATTTCTGGCCCGGTAAATCTCTGATAAAAACCGGGTTCTTCCTTGTTTTCTTGCTCTGCGCGGTTGGTTGCGACTTGCAGAACTACCTCATCTGTTTCGTAGTACTGCTCTAACCGAACCAGTTGCATAATGACTGGCTCAATCCACGTCTCAGCAAATGTCCTGATCATGTACTCGATCATTGAGTTCGCATTAGACGAGAGCATTTCCATGCCGCCGACCGTCTCATTCATCATGCGGTTGGTCTGCACAGTTCCCTGAGAGAAGTTTCCTGCGATGTCGTCAAAATCGACATTAAGTCGATCCTGCTCTTCGTAACTCGACGCCGTCACATCCGGGGTGTTAACCACCTGAACGTCGCTGATGGGGTCATCCATCATCACCGAGCCGCCCGGAACGCTTCGCTTCAAAGCATGAATGTCGATGTTTGAACTGCGCCGAATGTGGTATCTCTTATTGAGTACCAGTTGAACATTGTCAGAACGCTGGTTCGCAATGTCGTTAGCGGCGGTCTGAAGGTCTTGCGCCAGTTCGACCAAAGAAGTGGGGTAAGTTCTGTGCGCCTCTATGACGCTTCCACCCATCACATAGGGCCGCTCCCCTTCTCTTAAATGCGGATAAACCTCCTGCAACGGCTTTGGATCAGTGAGCATATGCTGAGTTCCAGCCGTGTAAAAAATCCAGTCCTTGCCGTTTCTTCTAACGATATTTTTGTGGATAAAGATCGTCTGGTACTCGGAAATACTCTCCTTCCGATCAACAAGCGGGTCTTGCCGCTTTCCCTGTCGGGTCTGTCGCGTCGAGTCAAACTCCGGCTGTTTCGTAGACTCCAGAAGTTCTCCAAGTTTCAGGCGCTTCCATTTTGGCTCCCCTGTTTTTGGATCAATGGCATCCATCTTTTCCAAAACATCTTGGAGATACATTGGAATGATCTCGATAACGTAGGGGGAGGTTCCAATTGGGTCTAACCAATCCGCCGCGGGATCGATTCTGAAATTTTCTGAAGCAATGAGGCGGACATATGGGCAGTCTTTTACAACCCTTTTTTCTTCAATCTCATCGACAACCTCATTACCATCTTCATCAATTACGGGATTACCGTTGGGATCAACAACCGGGCGTTTGGTCTTGATCTTTTCTTCTTTGTATTCCCAGTACTGGTGAGACACCACGGAACCAAATACCAATGCCTCTTGATAAGCGGCGACCAGAGTCTGGAACCACGGAACAGTTTTTGTCAGACGGTACTGAAGCAAGTGCTTCAGGATCGTGGCGGATGCTCTCTGTTCTGGATCGGAATCATTTTGCGGATAAACAGAAACAACATCTTCAGTCGCAAAAAAAGCCGCGGTCACCGCGGCTTCGTTAGTTCTAATTGATGACCGTGTCTTTGGTCTGAATAGTCGAGACCTGTGCTGGTATTGAGAAGAGTGATATTTGGAGCCAGTCGGATGTTTCGACTGAAACAAAGATATGTTTCTATCCCACTGTCGGCGGAAGTTTGCATCCAGATAAGAGGTAGACGTGATGTATGCCTCTCTTGCTAACTTGATCCACGGGGACTTTTCCTCCTCTAGGTTGATCGGGACATCTTTATCCATCGAACTTAGCCTCGCCAGTTATATCCCGTTCCAAGTTAGCCATTTCGCTGACGTTCATCCTCCCGCGGCTTACTTTGGCGCGTTCCAATAACTCTCCTGCCCAGCGCATGATGTTTTTAAATTCAGGATCGATTTCGTTCACCCTGATCCACATTCCATATTTCATGGATAGCGCTTCGTTCCATATCGCAAGCATGGAGTAGTCATTAGACGGCCCCACCGCCCATGCGTGGCCCGGGTAGTGTTTCTCCAACGTCTCTGCCACGTTTTTTACGAGACTGATCATCGTAGCCTCTTCCATCATGTTGCCCTTGTGGGCATCAATAAGAACCTTCATGTTATCCGGCGAAAATAGCCAAGATGATCACTGCGAGTACGATGATGGCTACCGCCTTTGGTTTTTCTTTGCAAATCTGAACAATTTTTTCTTTCATTTTTTCGGCCCGTATGGTCTGCGTGGATTCTCAAATAACTTTCTTCTAGGAAAGTCGTAGGCGAGGATTGGTTGCTCTGGCCCTTCCGTCTTGTCGCACAGTTCTTTCCAACTGTATTTGCGCGTTCTTACTTTTTTCTTAATGGTTGCCATTAGTGAATAGTGTGTTTTTCGTCGTGCAACACAATTACTGTTTCCCGTACAAGTTGACAGATAAGCGCACTAAGCGCGTGTGTGATCATTAGTTGCCCAATTTCATCTGGATTGCCTTCGATAAAGTTAGACAAAAAATCTACCGCCAGTTCTTCAGGAGTTCGCTCAGTATCCATATCAATACGCCGGGACGGCCTCCGGTTCTAAATCATCTTGGTATAACAACTGCGGCGGAGATGCTTCAATGTCATAGATGCGAGACATCGCATCCAACATATCCACATGGACTGCCGGGAAGAGGTTGTATTCGTTGTCAATCATTCTTTGGACAACGTCGTACAGCCTCCCGTTCTCATCCTTTTGCCTAATAGGGCGAACAATGAGTGATCCATCGCCTTGCTCAAACGCCTTTTTCTGATTTGACGTTAGAGAGTCTGATGACGGGGCCAGAAAGAAGCGCCAGTTCTCAAAGTCGGGCTGTAATCTTTGGACTCGATCCCGTTTAGAACCCGGCCCTTCTCTCGGCCACGCCAATTCTTCGATGGGAAAATAGTTGTTTTCTATTTTCATCATCTCTTTGAAATGCTCGATATCGGAGTCTTTTCCGTATCGCTCATAACCCACCTTGACGGTCTGCACACCAGTCTGGCGAAGCCACTTTTGTCGAAACTTGCTAAGAACTTGCCAGCGCTCTGCGAGATTCAATCGATGACACAGCCCGTCTAACAGGTACTTATTGAATGCGTGATCGATTCCGATAATCGCTATTGCTGTTCTATCGGAAGAACTCTTCTTTGAATGAGCCGGGTCGCAAAGAATGTAAACATTCATTACGCGAGGTCTGATCTCAATACGTCTAAGCCACTCTGGATCAAAGACTTGATCGGAACCCGCAATAGGGTTCTGTAGCATCTGGCAGGCCAGAACGTACTGGCCCATTGATGATTTCTTTTTGTCCCACTCTTCATCAGAGAGCAGGATCGGAGTTCCATCCGGGGTTCCGCTTTTTGTCGCTGGATAGATGCGGGCTTCTGTCCCACGATCTATCAGTTCCCGGTAGGTGTCTGCGTAGTGATACCTTGTTCCGATGTACCACTCTCTGTTCGCGCCGCCGGAAAGGTTTTGAGACAGGTCTAGCGATTCTGTTGTTTTGGCGATCTGGTCTGGAGTGTTGACCGAGTCGCGTGTTACCACGTCGTCGTAAATACGAAGGTCGTAGTGACGCGAGATAGGTTGCCCATCCACTAAACCCCATGCTTCAACCGTGGCCTCTTTCGGATTGGACTTACGTTTAACAATAATCCCAGCGTCTTCACCCCACTGTGGTGATTCTTGTCTAGGGTTTGCGTAACAGACATCAGGAAACAAATCCCGAAGAAAGTCGTTAACCTCAAACTCGCGCTTGATTTGTTTTAGAAAGCCTTTAGCGATAGGACGGGTGTGAGAAAAGATTCCTATCGTGATATTGGGATTTCTCAGAATCTCCTGAATTGTTCCCGCGTAAGTAATGATTGTTGATTTGTAATGCCCTCGCGCCCAGAGGTCGAGCATTCCATCAGGACTGGCTTCAACCTCTCCGCAACGGTCATAGAGCCACGGATGGACTGCATCCTTCCTGTTCAAGACAACGACCAAAAGAAACCAACGATCTATCTTTGCCAGTTCAGCAATCAGCGTTGGGTCGTAATGCTTGGTAAGAAGATTTTTGTAAAAGGTTCCGGCTTCTTCTAAGGTAGCCGTGGGTAGGTAACTCTTGGCTTTATCAATGAATTCTTCAGTATTTATTGCGTCAACCCGTGTAGGTCACGCCATTCCCAACTACCCACCTTCGGCCCAGTTTGTTTTTTAGCGGGGGCGGCTTTTTTATTTGGGTCAAGTCCATGCGCCCTATTGATCTCCTTGGCATG